CTAGTTGATACATAAGCAAATTCCAAATTCACTCGATTTGTAAATCGTTTGTTTTATTGCATATTTATTACAGACCGTTTAATACGGATATCATTACCCAGGTTTTGAGTGCAGGACTCATTGTACATAATGTAAATACTTTGTGTATATTGTAAATATTCCATGTATATATTGTAAATAGGTAAATAAATAAAATCAAATAAAAATTAGTTATAGGACTGCTGTATATGCGTGATAACATATATTAAGTACTTGATCTGGCGATTATTCTTTGTCTTGACTATAATAATTTAATTACATATGACTTCTTTTCCAAATGGATGGTAATTCCCATTTCGGTTACAGTCTATAGCAAATTGAGAAAAATTTGCATATGTGTTGTTTATTAGAATCTTGTCACTGATGTAGTGGCAGCGTGCCTCAACGTTTAGGATTCCCTTCTCCAGGGGGATTTTATCATAAGGTGGTGCTCACCATTGAAATGAGCTATGATATTAATACAAGTGTCGGTATATCCATTCGTGGAAATGATAGGCCGTGTGAAAGGATTAAGATGCCCATATTTAGTAATGTTCAACACGTTGGTCATGTATATATTTAACATAGACCATAGAATTAGATCGTTAGGAATGAAAGACAAATTTATGACAAATCAATCAAAAATAAGTCTGGACACGCGTGGGCAACAAGCGTTATTCAATATCACAGAGGGATATTTGAATCGAGAAGGAATTACGATGGAGACACAGTCACTCACTGAGACAATATCTCAGTGGTGGACGACAAATGGTGTTCGTGTTGATGATGCCAAAAATATAGATTGGATCACGAAAATAGTAGAAGACACGTTGTTATTTTTAACGGGTCTTTATCTTGCACACGATTATAAACACCGTCTGCTGGCTTATACTAACTATGTAAAAGCTAGTTTAGGGGAGAGACCCCTATTAACCTCTTCTATTTTTTGTAAGATAGAAGAGTTGTTCAAGGAAACCTTGGAGGATGAACCATATTCATTCGAATTCCAATCAATGAACAGTGCTGAAACTTTTGTGGATTCAGCGCGCGAATTGTTGGATAATTTTGATGCTTTTAAAAGCAAACCTTTGTTTAAAAAGAGTTATAAATTAATTGGGTATATTGTTTCTATGAATATTTTTGGTAAACTGGATATGGAGTTTACCCGCTCTGCTTTCAATGTTGTTGAAGGTGAGTGGAAGAAAAAGACTTGGGGCGGAGATTTCGCCTTGACTGTCTTAGACATGGTCTTGTTTGTTCTAAAGAGAGGAATACAGTCTGTCCGAACAGGAACGATTGACCCTTTCTTTTATAGTGGTTCTACTTGCGAGGAGTGGGCCGAACAAGCGTATGATCATATTAAATTTGGCGAATTTTTAAATGATCCAGAAGCTCATGGTATTGTGTTGCCTAAATTTTTAAAGGAACTTGATGATATCATAGCAAAAGGAAAATCTATTGCAAAACATTGTGTCGATAAGTTTGAAAAGCGTCAAATTATGAAGTTGCTGGGTATGCTAGACAAGATTAAAAACAATGAAGTAGCTTTTGATGCTGCTCTCCGTGATAGGGAATCACCTTTGGGTGTTTTGATATTTGGGGGAACATCCATTGCGAAAAGTACTTTCATGAACATGTTGTATCACTATGTAGCTACGTTGAAAGGTTTGCCTACAACAACTGAGTATAAGTATACTCGAAACGCAATTGATGAATTTTGGAATAATTTTAGATCTCATCATCACACATTGGTAGTGGATGATGCGGCTTATATGCATCCGGAGATTGCTACAACCGGTGATCCGTCAGTTTTGGAGTTGCTTCAAGCAATTAATAACATATGTTTTATGCCCAGACAAGCCGCTCTGGATGATAAAGGTAGAACACCATTTAGGTGCCAATTGGTACTCGTTTCGACGAACACGATGCACCTGAATGTTAATCAATATTTTGCTTGCCCGTTGGCAGTTTTGAGGCGTATTCCAATAGTATTGGATATTCGCCCTAAACCTGAATATTTACGCGATGAGCAGTTTATTGATTCTGCGAAGATTCCAGAATTTGGCGACGAAGAGTATCCTGATTTATGGATTATTAAGGTCATGAAAGTTGTCCCTGAACCAAATCATTATGCTGACCCTAGGATTGGCCAACGAGGTAAATTTGTAGTTGACGTGCATGATAATGGAGAACCATGTATTTTTGATAATATATATAAATTTTTAAAATGGTTTGGAGCGAAAGCTCTTGAGCATGAGCAGATTCAGAAGAAATATATGCGTACAAATGATTGTTCAAAGATTGTAACTTTATGCAAGGAATGCCATGTGCCGATGCGACATTGTCAGTGTGCTCCAGTTGAGGGGCTAAATATTAGAGATGAAGCAGGTCATTTTGTAGATGAGATCTTTCAGGATTTATCAACTCGAGATTTAATGCATCCACAAGCTAAGTTTACTAAAGAAGATGCAGTTTCGGTTTTGTGTGACGGAAAATTGGGTGAACCATTTAATCCTAAGCATATCGAACGTATGTTTCGTTACGACGAGGAAAAAGCTAACGCTGTTTTGGACAATATATACTGGGATAGGTTATCTCAGGCTCATGCTGCTGAGCTCAAAAAAGAAGCTGAGCGTATAGCTAATCGTAGTTGGTTCGACAAGAAGTTGTCTAGCATTGCTTTGTTTGCAGCTAGCATATTATGTGATGATACGTCTCTAAAGTGCAGAATGCTAGCATGGTTGATGACATGTGTGCTTTCATTTGATACGTGGATGATAATGTGTTTTTGGTATAGTGATAATAAATTCACGACCAAACAAGCGTTCCATGCGATTGGCAATAAGATAGCCACGCGATTGGGAACTACACCGAGGGTTTTATTACTGATTGCTGCGACAACCACCATTATAACTGGTGTTGGCTTAGCTTTTGCCTTTTGGAAAATTTTTTCTCCTAAGCCAGAAAATAAGGTGGAGACTGTTGTTATGGAAAAAGTTGAAGAACTGAAAGAAAGTAAACCGCAAGGTCTTACGCTTGAGCAATTGAAACTACGTGGTTCTCCACCCATACCAAGGGAAGTTGAACCAGAAGAAGCCTGGCCACGGGGTTCATTTCAGCTTTCCAATTTCGAACTCTCGCCTTTGAGTACATCGCTAAAGATGATGCCTCGGGAGGAGTTTGAAAATGCATTTCTCCTGCGAAATTTGAGGAGGTTCACTGTTTTGACACAAAAGAATGATAAAGAGGATTATGCATCAAAGGCTATGTGCTTAGGATTGTGTGATTTTTTGTATGCTTTTCCGACGCATACGATTCCAAAAGGAAGATTCCGCTTACGTATAGAAGGGGAGCCTTATGGTAACATTACTTCTAATAAAGTGATGGTAATAGAGCCGGAACAGGTTTTGTGTATTGATCATGATTTTACAGTTATAAAGATTATTGGCTTGCCACCTGTTAGAAATATCACACGATTGTTTGCAGCATGTCCTATTCCAGGCGTTATGCATGGCAGATATATTGGTGTGGACTCGGATTTATGTGTTAAGCACATAGATTGCGATAGAATTTATTTTACGCGTTTGGAGGCTACTACGTATGACATGATGGGGTACTTAGCTGTGATTCCCATGGTGGATAATACCAGGGATGGTGATTGTGGCATGCCACTATATGTCCAAACAAGTATGGGACCCGTTGTTTTGGGTTTCCATGCTTTGGGGTTGCCTGATAAGCAAGAAAAGTGGGCTACGGTTGGCGTTCAAGTTGTAACGCGTCCCATGGTTGAAAAAGCGGTTAAACATTTTGGAAACATGGTAGTGGATGTGGAAACTGTCACATTGGCTGAGCCAGGATATCCAATTGTGGTTTCTGATGTGCATCGCAAATCCCCCGTTAATTTTCTTGATGAAGGTGAAGGCGAAGTTATCACTGGTTTGCTCGGTGTTCGACCTGGACCAAAAAGCAAAATCGTGAAAACGGTAATTTCAGAAAAACTTAAGAGCCAAGGAATGGTTACAGATATGGTGCCACCGAGTAAAATGAAAAGTTATTTGCCATGGTATGTTGCGCTTAAAGCACGCATGGCACCTAAAGTTGGTTTTAGTGTCACTTTGATGGATCGTGCATCTGAAGCATATTTGGGAGATGTCCTGAGTGGTCTCGGAAAGGAACCGTTGAAAGAAGTGCATGTGTACGATTTGTTTACAGCGATTAATGGTGCCGCAGGGGTGGCTCATATTCATTCAATAGACAAGAACACAAGTATGGGTTTTCCTTATAGAAAAGTGAAAAAACATTTTCTTTCGAAGGATGAGTTAGGATATTTGCGAGGGTTACCTGATGCAGTTCAATTTACTCATGATATAGAAGAAAAAGTTAGAGCTATTCTTGATCGGTATATTGATGGAAAAATGGTTAATCCCATTTTCTCCGCCAATTTAAAGGATGAAGTTATCTCTAGGGCTAAGGATTCAATTGGTAAAATCAGAGTCTTTACTGGTGCTCCAGTTTCTTGGGTCTTAGTTGTTCGAATGATGTTGCTGTGGGTTGCACGACTCATGCACACACACAATTATGTTTTTGAATCAGCAGCAGCAATGAATGCTCAAAGTGACGACTGGGACATTTTATTTCGCTATTTGACTTATTTTGGGCGTGAGCGCATTGTGGCTGGTGATTATAAAGGATTCGATACTGGCATACATGCTTATGCAATTATACGTGCGTTTTGGGTTTTAATCCAGATCGCTCGAGAAGCTGGTATGACACCTGAAGAACTTCAAATAATATATGGTATTTCTGTTGACACAGCCTACAATGTGGTAGACTGGAATGGAACTATTCTTCGATTCATGGGAGGTGTTCCTTCGGGACATCCATTAACGTTGTTGATTAATTCTATTATAAACAGTCTGTACATGAGGTGTGTTTACATAGAATTGAATCCAAATCATGAGGCTTATTCATTTAAGAAGAATGTGCATTTAATCACGCTAGGTGATGATAACGTGGCAGGCGTTTCAGTAACAGCTGAGTGGTTTAACCACACTGCTATACAAGAAGTTTTCTCAAATGTTGGTATAATGTATACGATGGCTGATAAAACTTCTGAGAGTAAACCGTTCATTGATATAAGCGAAGTTACTTTCGCCAAGAGAGGGTGGCGTTTTGATGAAGAATTGCAGCGTCATATGTGTGTTCTTGAAGAAGCTTCAATTATGAAGAGTCTTCATTGGCGCAAAGATTCGGGTCAGGTTTCTGACAAAGCGGCGGCTATCGATGCCATAGCTGGTGCCATGAGGGAATATTGGTATTATGGAAGAGACATTTATGAAAAGAAACGTGTTCTCTTCCAAAATTTAATACTTGAAATGGGTCTTGATCCATATGTGGACTCGACAGTTTTCAGAAGTTATGACTATTGGGTCCATGTTTATTTTGCGCGATCCGAGTCAAAAAATCGGACGTATTTCTGGCTCAAGGATGTGAGATATCTATCTAAGAGTGAGATACCCGGCCTGCGGGAGGAGGTCGTTGAAACCAAAACATCCCCGGAAATCATATTTACTGCTCGCGAATTAGAGGGAGCGACGCTAGGAAGCGAGAGCATGGATGATTTCTGTAACTTACCTGGGCGGTCCCCGAAATCTCCTAAAAATGGAGAAGATGCCGGTTGGTCATCAAACAAAGAAGCTATTGCTACCAGGAATTGTGTTGATCCTGGTAGTGAAAACTTATGACACAGCAAAAACAATAAAGAAACAAAAACCGAGGAGGGTGCAGCTGCAGAGGCAGATTGCTGCGCCTATTTTCCCTACGAATTTGCCCCAACAACCCGTGGAAATCAGATCCGCGGAAACGACGATGCAAGAGCCAAGCGAGACGCGTTTGCGCGTTACATCTTGGCGAACCCTGAAAAGATTGAAGAACTTTTTAGGGTCTATCAAGGACTTAGTCATAGAGAAATTTTCACACCTCAGTCGGAGGAAACGACGGAGGGTCGTATCGAGAACGCCCCTGCCGAGTCCCACGAGGAGGAGACGTTGATTTCTTTCTATGACGAAAGTACTGGAGGGAAAGGCACGATGCCAGCAAACATGAGAGTAGTTTATGACATCACAGAGGAAGCCGTTGGGCTCCAAAAGTGGTTTAGTAGACCTCTCCTGATTGATACGTTTACTTGGCAAATTGCTGATACTTTGGGTACTAACCATGAGATTAATCCCTGGTATTTATTCTTCAACAACGCTGCTAACAAGTATAAGCTGAATAACTATGCTTATCTTCGATGTAAATTAAAGATTAAGATAATGGTTAATTCAACTCCCTTTCTGTATGGGGCTTATTTAGCAGCTTATGCACCATTGCAGGATACAACAGTAAGCCCAACAACTCCTTTTGGAACAGGGATTACTACTGGATCATCAAATCAGGAAATTATACACTTGTCACAATTGCCTAGTATATGGATCTACCCTCAAACTCAAAAGGGGGGTGACCTGGAATTGCCTTTTCTATATAATCAGAATTGGCTCCAGACCATAAATTCAAACTCACAATTTCAGCAAATGGGAACTATCAAGTATGAATTAGTAGTTCCTTTGCAGAGTGCCAACGCCGCTGTAACAGATGGCGTGACAATAAACACATTTTGTTGGGCAGAAGACCTTGAATTGTGTGGTCCATCCACTGTGATGGCTTTCCAATCTAAGAAGATGACTGTTAAGCGTAAACCAAAGGATGAGTATGGTGCGGGACCAATTTCAACACCAGCATCGGCTGTAGCTGCATTAGCAGGAATGTTTCGTGATTGTCCAATGATTGGACCATTCGCAACTGCTACTGAGATGGGTGCTAAAGCTATTGCTGGAGGGGCTGCGGCATTGGGTTATACCAATGTTCCAGTTATTGATGATGTACATGCTTTTAGACCACATGTGAATGCAGGATTTGCAAACGCGGAGATTGGTTTCCAAGAGGAGAAACTAACTATTGACCCTAAAAATGAATTAACTATAGATGGGTCGGCAGTTGGATTTACAAGTATGGATGAATTGAATATTAAATATTTAGTAACTAAGGAATCGTATCTTGGACAATTCACGTGGACCCAAGCTGTTGGAGAAAATGCTGGTTTGTTTCTGTCAACTATTTCACCAAGTGGGTACATAGGTGTGGACCCGACAACGTTTTCATCAGCTTCTGCCATTTATTCAACTCCCATGGCATACTTTAGCCAGTTGTTTCAATACTGGCGGGGAGATATAATTTTGCGGTTTAAAGTAATAGCATCGCAGTATCACAAGGGTCGTGTGCGAGTTGCATATGATCCATCAGGTGACGCCGCGAGCAATATTGTGATCGCGGATTCGACTAATGTTGTTTATAGTGAGATTTTTGACATTGGCGAAACGGATGAGTTTGAGGTCAGAATTCCATATATGCAACCGCTCGAATGGAGTGGTTTGACAAGTTGGAATTCAAAGCTAACTACAGCTAATGCTTATAATGTTTTTAACTCTTCTTGGTCTTTCGCACATGTGTCCAATGTTACTAATGGGACACTGGTCATGCATGTGATGAATGAATTATCAGCACCAACTACGGCAGCGAAAGCATATGTCTTAGTTTTTGTGCGTGGTGCTGAGAACCTTGAGTTCGCGGGTCCATCACCATCATTCAGCTCTGGTGGGAACAAGCTAACGTTGTTCACACCACAATCGTTGGAGACAATTGAGACAGTTATGGGTAAGCCTTCGGTTGCTAAACCAGAACGATATTTAACGAATTACGGCGAAGGATATGTATCATTGAGGCAAATCCTAAGGAGGGTTACAAGAGAGGGTGTCATGGCTAGTGTATTACCTGTAGGTAACCTTAATTTGGTTTATAGAGTCATGACGAGATACCCAATGTCGTATGGTTTTGATCCAAACGGGTTGTTCTATGCAACGAAACAAATAGGATCTGGTTCATATAATTTTACTTTTAATAGTCTGCACCCTATTACGTGGGTGCAATCGGCTTTTCTTGCTACAAGAGGCTCGACTATTTGGTATTTTGATGTAGATAACACTATTGGATCAGTTAATTTTACTGGGAAGGTTCCTTCAACTACGTTTACAGTTAATAGGTGTCCGTCATCGCAATATGCGATTTATGCACCTGCATGGACTAGTACAGGCGTTGGAGGCACAGATATGAATCAAATGTGTGAGTTTTTTAGGATAAACCAAATGTCTGGTTCGACCGGTTTTTCAATCACCGATCAGCGAGTACAATCAATGCAAGCGGTAGTTTTGCCAAATTATAGCAATTATTTGTATAATGGCACAGCTCCCACTACGGCCTCAAAAGCCAGCACAATTGATGGAGGGCAAAATGACTGTTTTGCAGTTGTTTACGAAGTAAATGATTGGGAGAGTTCTTCTGAGAGCATGGCCACATACTTAACATCGTATTGCGGGATTGGAACTGATTATACAGTGATGGGCTTTTTACATTGCCCAACAGTGTATTTGTTTAATTCAGCTCCTGCTTACGTTTGAGAGGCGGGCTCTCACCTTGGTCCAGGTTAAAGGCCATCTTGACCAACACCGTATGTCTTTAAACTGTGGTGCGTATGAGTTACGATAAACTCACCCCTTATCCCTGGGGGAAAACAGGGGGTTTACTTCTTTGCGTCTACGTGTTGTAGGTCGGAAGCTATGCGACTTACAGCAATTTGTGGGAGGCACAACTGACGAGCCAATCAGCGCAGGTGCGCGTTGAAAGACGATAAGATTAGTTTTACCTTAAAACTAAGAGTGTGATTGCTTAACAATCACAGCAGAGTGGGCGTTGTTGCCCCCTCGAGCCAAAATGATATAGATGCGGTCTTTATCATCCCGAGCATTAGCAGAGGGTTCTAAAACATGCCGCCAAGAGTATTGCTGACTTTAATGTCAGGTAGAACGAAAGTTTTGTACTAGTGGGGGCATCCTCACTGGGAAATTTTTAATTTCGTACTAGTCGCAATCTTTTAGGTAGCATTGTAATGTAATCGC